TTACTTCGAGTTGTACTCAACTTAGTAATGCTTACTTGGGGACCAAACTTTACTTCACAGTCTTTGATATTTAAAGTGGCTAGTGTATAAGAAAACTGAGCCCAGTCGTTTCTCAGAAATAAGTTAATGGGAATCTTTTGATTACTTTCCCACCACCATTGTTCACCTAGTTCTAGATAACGACGTTTTTCTTCAGATGTTTTAATAGAGTCAATGTTGTAGATGCTGAGAACGACATCATCACTGTTTTGGATAATGCCTACATATTCTTCGCCACCATAAGCCACCAGGCTTAAAAACGGATACTTTTCTTGAACTTCGAGTGCTAAACTGACCATGTATTCCTAATAAATAGTATTATAATGACAACTATTACTTCTTACTTATACAAGCAAAATCTACAGGTTGTTACAACTGATACAGGTGTGAGCAATATCATGAGCATGTTTTATACTCCAAATATTAAAGTCTACAGAGGTGTTGACAATGACATTCGTGTTAACTTTGTAAACAGAGATCAAAAGAAAACCAGCATTGCAGACAAGACTGCAACCTTTATCATGATTGATAAAGAAACAAATATGACTTTAATAGAAAGACCTGTAACTGCATTAAATGCAGCGCAGGGATACGCAGAGTTTACGCTATCTGAAACAGATCTACTCAACTTAGATGCAAAGTACTATACCTATAGTTTTAAAGTTGTTAATGGTGAAGGCAGAACACAAATTGGCTATAGCGACGATACTTACGGCGCAGGCGGAGTTCTTGAACTAGTAGACGGCGTTTACCCAACATTCAAAGCAAGCACTGTTGAAAGTTTTGGCGCTGGTGATATTGGTAGTGTAATTTACTTACAGCCATATATTAACCGCAACACAGCCCTGCACAGTGCTCAAATATATTTCTCCAGTGCATTTACTGGAACACTAGTAGCACAAGGTAGTTTAAAGCCCAGCATTAACGGTGTACAAGACGATGATTTCGTTACACTGGAAACCAAAACATATACTGGACAGACTGATAATGATTTCTTTTCCTGGAACGGGGTTTACAGTGCAATAAGATTCGTGCGTACTACCACAACAGGAACATTAAGTCAGGTACTATACAGGCCCTAGTATGAAACTCGTAGGATTTGGCTGTAGTTTTACTTACGGCAGCGAACTTATGGATCCAGAGTTAGAAGACTCTTGGGACAGACATTACCTAAATAAACCATATCGTGAGAAATACTCGTGGCTTGGCCAACTTGCTGAACTCCTGGGATATGAGTTTGATAATTATGGATCGCCATCCGGCAGTAATCTAAGTATCCAGGAATCGTTTGCAGACTGGTTTGATAATCGATCTCCAGATAATACAGATATAGTATGTGTAGCCTGGACCAATCATTTGCGTCATAGTTGGTGGAGTGACGATGAACAGCGTTGGATTCACGACGGGTTTATTAGATATAATAATGAAAAATTATTCCATGCTAGTTTTAAAGAGTGGCTAACACTTAGTTACAACAGATGTGAGCAAGAAACTCAGCATGCTAAACTATTTGTAAACAGCGTATGCCAGGCAAACAACATAAAGATAATACAGTTTAATGCACTGCCTAATGTTAACAATATCTACAAACTAGATAACTTTCATCAAGGTGACCAAAACATGCAAAATGTTTTGAGAAACGAAAGTAAATCCTTGGAGAAGAATTTCCTTGCAGCCGGCGAGCATCCTAACGAAGCAGGACACAAACACTATGCTAAAATGTTGCATAGTTGGATAGAGGCTAAGAAACTTGTATAAAAGATTTTTTGTATTTGGTTGCAGTTTCACTATGTATAAGTGGCCAACTTGGGCGGATTATATGTATGCTGGTGGTATTGCAACAGAGTATCAGAACTGGGCATTGCCTGGCGGCAGTAACGATTTTATATTCCATAGTTTTATGGAATGTGACATTGCTAACAAAATTAACAAAGATGATTACGTTGCTATAATGTGGAGTCAACAGCACAGACTAAGCAATTATTCACACCAGGATGGCTGGGAATTATTGGGTAATGCTTATTTGCATCAACCCAAAGATCGCATGATGTATTATTCTCCAGATAAAACAGAAATAGAACTAGAAAGTTATAGCCACAGTATACAAGAAATATTATCAAAGCGTAGAATACACAATATTATGATGAGCATTGAACCCATGGGGATGCATACTAGCATGGCGGAGTATCTAGGATATGAATCTAGTCACGACAATTGGAAAGAAACTCTACCAGGTGATCATCACCCCAGTCCCAGAGAACATGCAGATTTTATTAAAGACCAACATATAAGTTTATTATTAGACACTGCCCGAATTGACAAATTATGCAAAGCCAGTGAAGAATACATATGGAATTCTTCCCATCCACATAGACAAATTATAACAGTATTTCCAGAAAAATATCCTCAAAGAAAAGGAAAAGACAATGTCGGAAGAGTTCAGCCTTTCAACTGGGAATGAACATTACAGGCAGTTAACTCCTCAGGGCAGTATGCTTAGAGAATTGTTAGAAGTCATTCCTCAACAAGCAAACCTATGGTATGCAGACACTTTCAGCATGCCTAATTTTGGACATATGAAAAGATGGTATCGGGGAATGGGAACAGTTGTGCTATACTGTTGGTGGGATCCTGCTGATGATAGGATATCCTCTTATTTAGACGACCTGGATTTAGACTTTATAATTATAACCAGTGATCCTGATTTGGCCCCCAACCACCAACGAATACGGACTATTAAATGGGAACATCAATATGGGTTCCACTTTGATTTAACTAAAAACACAGCACCAGCGATACCCTGTAACTCTGGCACATTCCTGTGTATGATGCGTAATCATAAACCAGAACGAATAGCGTTCCTGGAATCCCTGTGGAGAAATAACTTACTGGATAATAATCTCGTTAGTTACTTAGGGCAAGTTAACACCAAATCTATTCATGGCAGAACTTCCAGAAATATTCAAGAGATAATATCTGAGATATACCAACCCGATACTAATTTTACATACACACCCAGTGATGATTTTATTAAATGGTTAGTAGACAATATTCCAGTAGTGTTACTGGGTGACGAAACACAAACAAATGAAAATAACACAGACTTCTTTACATGCGGTAATCCAACATGGTACACCAACACACAATACAGTGTTGTATTAGAAACATACTGGGCTAATACTGAATTTTTAACTGAAAAATCATTTAAACCCATTGTGGCAAAGCACCCATTTGTAAACCTAGGCAACAACAGTAATGCATTACTGGAAAGACTGGGATTTGATGTGTTCTCTGAAGTGTTTGGATGTGACTTTTATGATGGGCTGTCGGCGGCTAACAAGATAAAAGCAGTTGTACCCAAGTTAACAAGTGTGGACATTGATCCTGCTAGATGCGAACGAAACTATAATTGTGGCATGGACTTACTTAATCAAGCCAGGGCTGAGCAGAAAGAACTTGCAACACAGGTGTTGGATATGCTATAATTAAATTATGAATTCTATACAACAAACAGTCTTTGACAACCTTCCCAGGCATAAGCGTGGCCCAAGTGGTTGGACAAGTTTTAACGCTCCGTGTTGTCCGCATAATGGTGAAAGCATGGATAAGAAAAGCCGTGGTGGTGTTATAACTGACGGCGAGGGCATTAGTTATCATTGTTTTAACTGTGGATACAAGACTGGTTGGAAACCCGGAAGGCATATTAGTTACAAGTTCCGTAAACTATTGGATTGGTTGGGTGTAGACGAGAACGAACGCCAGCGTGTAGTAGTTGAAGCCCTGCGCATTAAAGATACTGTAGTAATAGAAGAAGAGGCAGAAGAGCCTGAGTTTACTATTGAGTTTCCAGAGCGTGAACTACCTCAGGATTGCGTACCATTAACACAGGCTCCACAAGAGTTACTGGAATATGCGCAACAGCGTAAGATGCCTGTAGAAGAGTTATTGTGGAGTAACAGCAAACCAGGCAGGATGTATCGACGTATCGTTATCCCTTGTACCTGGCAGGGCCGTGTTATAGGATCTACAGCCAGAGCAGTGGATAATGAAACCAATCCCAAATACTTTAATAACTACGAAAGTAATTATGTTTACGGAATAGATAGACAAGTGCCTGGTGGAAAGTTTAGTATAGTATGTGAGGGTATTATTGACGCCTTAACTATTGGTGGCGTTGCTACACTGACTAATAGATGCAATGACACCCAGGCACAAATTATTGATACACTGGGCAGGGAAATTGTGTTGGTGCCTGACAGAGATCGAGCAGGCCAAAAGTTAATAGACGATGCACTAGAATATGGATGGAGTGTTAGTTTCCCAGAATGGGAAGCTGACGTTAAAGACATTAATGCCGCAGTTATACGTTATGGCAAACTGTTTACACTAAAGAGTATCATTGATGCTAAACAAACTAATAGATTAAAAATTAATTTGATGAGGAAACGACTTGGCTAAAGAATACACCCCAGACTTACAGAAGTTATTCTTAGAAATGATGATGCAGGATGCACAGAATTATGTCAGAGTGCAGAACATCTTTAATCCAGAAAACTTTGATAGAAGTCTTAAAGACACAGCAACGTTTATCGCAGAGCATAGCACAAAGCATGCCACACTGCCCACGTATGAAATGGTTAAAGCATCAACAGGTGTTGAACTAAAACCTATTCCGGATATGATAGATGGACATAACGATTGGTTTATGTCTGAGTTTGAGCAATTTACAAAACGACAAGAACTAGAACGTGCAATCCTTAAAAGTGCAGACATGTTAGAGAAAGGCGAGTATGATCCAGTTGAGAAACTAATTAAAGACGCAGTACAAATTAGTTTAACCAGAGACATGGGAACAGATTATTTCCATGACCCCAAGTCTAGAATTGACAAATACTTTAACAGTGGTGGACAGGTTAGCACAGGTTGGCCTGCCATGGATAGAATCTTATACGGTGGTATGAGCCGCGGTGAACTTAATGTCTTTGCAGGTGGTTCAGGATCAGGCAAGTCACTGGTTATGATGAATATTGCATTAAATTGGCTACAGCAAGGGCTTAGTGGCGTTTACATCACACTGGAACTTAGTGAAGAACTAACTAGTTTGCGAACAGATGCTATGTTAACAAACATGAGTACAAAAGACATCCGCAAAGACATTGACACTACTACCATGAAGGTTAGACTAGTAGGCAAGAAGTCTGGCAAGTATCGTGTTAAGGCACTAGCAGCACAGAGTAACATCAATGACATTCGTGCATACTTAAAAGAAGTACAAGTGCAAACAGGCATGCCTGTTGACTTTGTTATGGTTGACTATTTGGATTTGTTGATGCCAGTTAGTGCCAAGGTAAGTCCCAACGACTTGTTTGTTAAAGACAAGTATGTTAGTGAAGAACTCAGGAACCTGGCAAACGAACTGGGCATCTTACTGGTAACAGCAAGTCAGTTGAATCGTAGTGCAGTAGAAGAGATAGAGTTTGATCATAGTCATATTAGTGGCGGTATAAGTAAGATTAACACCGCAGACAATGTGTTTGGTATCTTTACAAGTCGTGCAATGCGAGAACGTGGCCGTTATCAAATACAATGTATGAAGTCACGTTCGAGTACTGGTGTTGGCATGAAGGTTGATTTGGCATACGACATTGACACCATGCGGATTACAGATTTAGGCGAGGATGAGCAGGATAATCGCCCGCAAGGAAACATCATGGATCAGATTAAAAATAAACCAGTGGATGAAGATCCAGAAGTTGGTAAGATTACAGCAACAGTACAGAGCAGCAAACTTAAAGACATGCTTGCAGGCTTAAAGCAGAATGACTAAACTATAATGGAGAACATAGAGTTCCAGCTTAAATTTAAATATACATATGACGATATTCTGCCAGATATTCGTATCTATATTGACGACGATCTAAAAATGGTAACTCAAAACGAAGAGAATTGTAAATTTTGGCACGAGTGTAATTTTAGCGACCATGTATTACGAATAGAACGTACTGGCAAAACAAATAGATGCCCAGAGCAAACTGTAGAACTAAAACAAGTAATTGTAGACGGGATAGACATTAGAAATATACTCTGGATTAAAAGTTACAACGAAAATTACTGGCCAGAACCCTGGGCCACGCAACAACGTGAAGCGGGTAAAACCTTAGAAAAATACGTAGAAGCTGAATTGTTATTTGGGCATAACTGTACATGGAGATTACCATTTACTAGTCCTTTTTACAATTACGTAATGGATTGGTTACAATGACGTACGATATTAATAAAGTGCTACCAAAGATCCAAACTGTTTCTGACAAATATATTTTAGGTCTCAAGGATAAATGGTTTCAAGATACTCATGCACAAGTAACTTGGAAAGAATATGTTCCACAAGCACAGGAATGGTTTCTCGGTTCTAAGTTAGTTGATCTTCATGGAACTGAACACTTTCCTTATGTTGATGTTACCTGCGGCAATACCCAGTTTATTGAAAGTTTTGTGTTAAAATATGGCTGGGATGGCTTTCAGATACTTAATAGAGAATATGCTTATTACGGACTAATGGGCAAGCATGGGGTAGAGCTTGAAGATTTAGAGCCCAACAAGCCAATGATTATTACACTGCCAGACTTTATCACAGGCGAAATACGCTGGGAATGGAACGAAGTATTGCGTATCGCTGAAGAACGTAATATTAACTTACATTTAGATTTTGCCTGGACAATAATGGCACGTGATATTGCAATTGATTTAACTCATCCACGTATACAAAGTTTTGGTATAAGCATGAGCAAACTTAGTTTAAATTGGAATCGTGTTGGGTTACGCTGGAGTAGACAACGCACAATGGATGGAATTACTATCTTAAATCACTATTATAAAACTGATATTAATACCAACGTATTCAGTTGCGGATCATTTTTAATGAATCATATAGATAGAGATTATGGTTGGAACACCTATGGTGCATTAAATAAAGACATATGCGAGAAATTAAATCTAACACAAACTAAATTTGTTCACTGTGTAAAAAATCCTAAACAAGACGATCATGGATTACATTGCATTACTCCGTTGTTGGTTAAACATGCTTAACGTATATAATCACTGGGATAAATTAGAGACATGCATTGTAGGCCGTACATACAGCCCTGACTTCTATAGTTTTGTAAAAGACCCGGCTGTTAGGAAGTCCATGTGTGTTATCGCAGAACAAACAGAAGAAGACCTAGCAAATCTATGTAACCAATTACGTAAATTTGATGTTACAGTTATTCGCCCCAGTGTTACAGATAATTATTTAGATGTAAAATATGGAAAAAAGATATTACCAGCACCATTAACACCCAGAGATTATACTGCCGTAATAGACGATAAAGTTTTTATGCCAACCCCTAACGCAAATGAGTTATGGAACACCCTCAGGGGAGCAGACTGGCCAGAGGTACCGCCTGTAGATTTGCTTCGTAATGGTACAATATCTAACTATGACAATTTTAGTATAGAAGACTTGTTTTATTTGGATCATACCTGGTTAACTGAGTTAGAAAGTTTAGCACGTAAACTAGGAAACGAGATTATATATGATCATAATGTCGACAGCGCAATGGTACAACGCATCGGAGATGATTTATATGTGGGAAATTGGAAGCCGGGCGATCCCTGGATAACAGATAAGTTAGCTACACTTTTTCCTAACAAACAAGTCACATTAATAGAATCACACGGACATCTAGATGGTCGTTTGTGTATTGTAAGTCCTGATCTTATTATTACTGGGTCTGATGTAAAGGTTAACCATATATTTCCTGATCATGAAATATTTACTGTAAGCCCAACAGCCGTAAAGGAATTTGGTAAAGCTAAAGCAGCATCTATTGGCAAGTGGTGGATACCAGAACAGTTGTCTAGTTCAGGATTTCAAAACTATATAGAAACATATTTGTCAAACTGGGTGGGGGAAGTTCAAGAAAGTTGTTTCGATGTTAATATGTTAATTGTAGATCCAAGAAATGTTTTTTGTAGCACAGAAGATCCTAAACTATTCCGTGTATTAGAAAGTCACGGTATTACTCCGCATGTTGTGCCTTATAGACACAAGATGTTTTGGGACGGAGGATTACATTGTGTAACCAGTGATTTAGATAGGACCCCGGTATGATAGACCAAGATCTGATTAAGTCTGGATCCACGCATTTAAAAAGTATGTTAGCGTCTTTAAGCACTGATCATAATGGATTAATATTAATTGAAGATGTTTTTACTGATCAGATTATAGAAAAATTATTAAAGTTTTGCATTGCCGCTGATGATTGGGAACCACAGTTAACAGCAGATAATAAAACCGTTGTAGCAAATCGGAAAAAAATATCCTGGCGTTACGATTGTATAGTCGAAGAAACACATACTATATTAGAAAATGCTACTCCAGAAATCTCTAGGTTAATAAAACGAGATAACTTAGTTTTTGGAGGAGTAAATTTATGGAAAGACACTGAAGGCTATACTATTAAACCACACACAGATAATCCTGTAATACAGTCATCATTACAAGTTTATATTCAGAACTTACCAACTCTATCAACTATATTTGAATACGACGGCAATTTAGTCCATACTAATCCAAACACCAATGCAGGATATATCAGTGACAACTTAATAGGTATACCGCATTGGTTGCCTGATGCAGTTCCTGCAGGATTTAATCGGTACAGTCTTCACGCTATTTGGACTTAACCCCTGGGCTTAGGATTTTCCAGTTTACCCAAGTAACTACTAATTACATGATCCCGCAATCCATCGAAGAATTGAAACTTACATAGTGCACGGTATCTTGCTCGTAACTGATCTTTGGTTCTTTGCCAAACTGTCGCGTTTCTAAAATCGCCGTGATAGTTGATATACTGTAAATTGCCATAGTGTTTATATCCCATGATCTTTAACGGAACCTTGGGAACAACATCGTTGCTGTTAACAAATCTATAGTGAGTAAAACTACAATTACTACGCCAAACTCGATCACCTGTTCTTGGACAACCATATGTATAAACTGCTTCAACACGATCCTGTAACCTAGCCGCTGTAACCATGGACATTCCACCACCTAAACTGTGACCACAAATGTACAGTTTCTTAGTTGGCCTAGCATTAATGTATGCCAGCATATCGTCATATACCTTCTTAACTTCGTCATAAAATCCGACATGAACCCAACCGTTTGTTTTACTACGATGCTTCCATGCTTTCAAATCAGCCAACACGTCTTTAAATTGTGTGGGTTCAGTTCCTCTAAACGCAACAACAATATCTTCCTTGTTAGAAAAGATCATGCATTGTGCACTTCCATTGGAAATTAGTTTATTCTTTAAGTAACCCAGTTCTTTTGCTAATGGTTTAGCTGTTTTTTCGTCCATATAAGCATATGAACTTAGTTTAGCATAATGTATTGCTAACTCTCTAGTAGTAGATTGCATGTGTTTGCTCCTCATGTTATACTATATTTAACGATAAATACTGAAAAATACGGATTAAACACACCTATGAAAAGACAAACTCGCAGTATACTTGAAGAACTTAACTCAGTCGTGTTAGAGCGTGATCGCAATCATTTAATTGAGCAGCGCGGAAACAACATTATTACAAGTGCAATAAATCTCATTGAAGAGATATATCGCAACTATGATGCAGAAACTGCTGGAGATCTTGAACGCAGACTAGTTAATAGTATTCGAGGCAGAGACAGTAAGAAGTTTAAGCGTGGGTGCAAAAAGGCAGACAGCAATGACTAACGGTATAGTATTAGAAGGCGGCAACATCTTTAAGACTGAGCAAGGGCCTATCACACAACGCATTGCCACCAAGGATGTACACCCAACTATTATTTTTATTGAAAAGATTACAGGGTTAACTTTTGATGAAGAAGATTGGCTGGGCACAACAGGAAAGAAAAATGATCCAGATGGTGCATTTGAAAACAACAGCTCGGGTGACTTAGATCTAAATACAGACGCAAACAAAGTTAGCAAAGAGCAACTAATTGCTAAACTTAGCGCATGGCTTAAAAGCCAGGGTGTTGACGAAGCTGAGATTATGAATACTGGCCGTACAAAGACAGACGGATGGATCAAGGACGCAGGTGATCAAGTACACTTCCGGACTCCGATTGCTGGCAATACTGAAACATTCGTGCAAACAGATTTTATGTTTACTGACAATCCAGACTTTCAGCGTGGAGCAAAGCGTGGCGGAACTATGCAGTTCAGCGGCAGAGAAAGAGCTATCTTGTTGTCGAGTATTGCAAGAGGACGTGGACTAAAGTTTAGTCCTAAGTTTGGATTAGTTGATCCTGCGCAGGATGATACAGTGGTTGCTAGTAACTGGAATGACATTGCAGAAATGTTATTAGGTACCGGCGCAACTGAAAAAGACACACTTACTGTTGAAAGTATGATTGCTTTCCTTAAAGGAAAACCTGGCTACGAAGAGCTAGTTGCACCGTTTAAGGATACATTAGAAAAAGCAGGCAAGTCTTTACCTGAATCAGTTACTGCAAAAGTGGGAACCACTGATTGGTTTAGTCAACTATCGGAGAGACTAAAATGAGACTCTGGGAATTTAAACAGCCATTAACAGAAGCAGCACGGATACAACACGCTGAAGATATCGTTTTCTGGGAAGGTAGCAAAGGTGCAACACGAGCCCTACAAAGTCTACGTAACCTGGACCAAGGTGGACATAAACAAGTTACTATTAAATGGGACGGAAGCCCTGCTATTATCTTTGGTCGCGATGCTGGTGGTGAGTTTATACTAACAGACAAGTCAGGATTTACGGCTAAGGGATATGATGGGCGTAGCAAGAGTGCAGGCGACTTAGAACAAATGTTCCTAAACAGATCAGGTGGTAAGAACAGAGAAAATCCCGGCTATGTTAAGTTTGCTGGCAATATGAAAGCTATATTTGACAAGTATGAGAGAGCAACACCCAAAGACTATCAGGGTTTCTTTAAAGGCGACTTGTTATATTTTACTACACCTCCTGTTAAAGAAAACAATTATGTGTTTAAACCTAATATCGTTGAGTATGCAGTAGACGTAAACAGTGACTTAGGTAAGAAGATTGGCGCAAGTAAAACTGGTGTTGTTATCCACAGACAAGTACAGCCAGATGGCACAGAGACACCCTTGCAGGATCCTGATATCTTCTTGGGCAATGAAGTACTTGTTGTGCCTCCTGTTACCGCTGAACGAGCACCACAAGTGCCGCATGCCGCCTTAAACAAGTTGGAACAAGTTATTAAGAAAGATGCCGCAGCTATTGACAGTTTATTAGATCAAAACAAATTACGTCAGATGCAGATGTCAGATTTCTCTAACATCCTTTATGCTTACACTAACAGCAAAGTAGACACAGGACTAGGTGGACTTGGATCAGACTTTGGCAAGTGGTTAGAAACTGCTAAAGTAAGTGACAAAAAGAAAGCTAAGATTGCCGAGTATATCAACAGTAACCAAGCTGGATTTAGTGCATTATGGGAAACAGTAAACACTATTATGATGGCGAAAGATCAAGTTATTGCTGACATTGATGCACAAGGCGGCACTGTACAGCAGAACATAGGTGGACAAGCAGGCGGCGAAGGGTATGTATTAGCACACCCTGAAGGTGATATTAAACTAGTGCCAAGGTCCACGTTTAGTGCGGCCAACCGTGCAGTAAAACGATAGGAAAGATTGCAATGTTTGAATTTTTACGAGAAGAATTAACTGAAGCCAAATACATGCGCACTCCCAGAGATACAGTGGGTCGCAGTGAAGATAATATTGCTCAGGGTTTCTTTGAACATCTATTAGTGCTACAGCAAATGCGTTTTGAAAACCCAAGCTGGGCTAAAAAATATGCCAAGGATACCCTGCGTTTTATGAACTTTAGTAATGTTAAAACAGGTGCAACAGACCTACATAACATGGCTGCTATTTTAAATAATCCCAGTAAGTTCTCAGATAAACTTGGTGGCATGGGAGATGTTTATTTTGACGAACTATCATTTAAGCGTTATTTGAGAAACATTGTTAACAACAAATTTGTACCAGGACAAGACCGTGCTTATTTTTTAAAAGCACAAAAAAATCTAGGCATTAAAAACAGTTTACTTAAACAAGCCCGCCGTATTATGGGCGACTATGGTGCAAGTAGTCCAACTGAACGAGCAAGTGTGAGCATGCGTCTTGCTAATAGTTTTAGACAAGATAGCAAGTACCGCAGTGACTTATTTAAGCCGTATGCATCTACAGTTAAGAACAACAAACTTGTTCCTGTAGAGAAAAAAGGCATGGGTTTAGC